ATTAGTTGAATTTGCCTTGGTTCCACTCGCTCTCATCAGACCAACTCCGTAACTTCAAGCGTTCCGTTAGTAGTGCCTGCACGAAGCACAGCGATGTTTGCACCACGAGGTACAGCAAAGTCCAGACGCTCACCATTGGCGATGAAGTGACTGGAGGTGGTAGCAGTTTGACTGCCAGTACCAATAGCAAACCGAATGTCAGCACCGGTTGCCCGCATAGACACACGGTACACATTAGCACTCAAGGCAGTGTTAGCAGTTGTAGAACCAGCAGCTAGTTGACGTGCAGCACCAGCTTGCCCAAGAGGTTCAACGTTTTGTGTAAAAGACATAGTATTTAAGAAGGTTCAGTAGGCCAGGAAGTAGTTGGGTTATCGATAAGTTCTTTAAGTGCTGCAACATCAGCACAATTATCGATTTCAGTTTGACGTGTGTTGCACGCAGTACGGACTGCAGCACGGTATGTCGTCCATTCAGATTCAACAGTGTAGTCAGTGACTTCAGAAGCCTTGACTACACGCCAATCAGACGGAGCAAGTAGTGACGATGCAATCTCGTTTTGCCTTTGCTTCCAAAGAGTTTTAAGTTGATCAAGATCTTTAGGAGTATCTACACCCGTGTAAAAGCGTTGGTCCCAAAACGCGATTGCGGGCTCAGGAACTTCAACAATACCAATAGCTTGCTTCTCTTCCAATGTGGTCAAGCGCAGCCAATTGTCGGGGTATTGATACCCATTGTGTGTAAATGCCCTGTCGTATTGCAGGGTCTTACCATCTAGTTGTAGCATAATAATTAGTTAGTCTGCGCACGAGAAGTTTTAAATGGATCACCAGTAGTGGTAACGCTATAGCTGTAAGATGTTCCACTTGTATTGTTTGTAGTTGCTGATCTAATTTTAAAACCATTAGATAGCTTATCAATATCAGTACCAAAAGTCACGGCACTACCACCGATACTCATTGCTGTGGGTACACCGTTTAAATAAACAAACGGTCCGTCTGCATTTGAACTACCTGTGTATGAACCACTTGTTTTAATTGTAGTATCGTTTGAATTAGCTGTGCAAAGTGTTTTAAAACCGCTTGGAGCGGCGTACGAAAAGGCACGCTGACCAGCGTTAAAAATACCACGGTCTGTTTGAGCAACAGCACAACCAAAAAACCAATGACCGACTAAACCAGAAAGTGTTCCAATCTCGTTCGTTCCGGCAGCAGGATTGCCGCTAAGTTGCCAAGTACCGTTTTTAGCAAACCAGAATTTACCAGTATCCATATCAACGGCAATCGAAACCACATCATCTACTGTATATGTAGATCCCGTTTGCGTAGAACTTGTATTCCAAATCTCTCCGTTTGAGCGATAGTAACCGCCGTGTGAGCCGAACAATGCACTGGTTGCGATGTTAAACTCTTGCCTTCCAGAATCAGCAATACCAATTCCATATTCAATAGGAGTAGAACCACCAGTATTTGTAAATTCACAATAAAATTTACCAGACGATGGTAGCGCCATTGAAGCAGGAATACATGTAGCATATTGCTGACTTACTCCCGTAATAGTAAGGTTACCGTTACCTAAACTGTTGTGAGGGTGCATGTGCAACGGGGATAACGTTGCGTAGTTCCCGCCAAGTTGTCCCCCGAGCCCTGTGTCATCTGATGGATCGCCGTTTGTAGGTACGTCGACCATTACATCAGTTTCTGCTGAGCCACCTTCAATCAAAATAGCGTTATTGATTTCAATGGCCGCAAATCGTGCTACAGCATTACTCGTACCTTGTACAGCAATTTCATTAAGAGTGCTTGGTGGGTTGGTTATTTCATACCATTGAAGCCCTGTTCCACTGGTGCGTGCTGCAGACGATCCGTTGACATAAATATCTTGAACATAATCAGCATACATCCTTACGCCGCTAATGCCACCTGAAGGTCTAAAATAAAGCCAACCTTCTCCAACGTTAGCACTATAAACCTCTCTATTTGTTCCGGTAATCAATCCGTTAAAGCCATAAGAAGCTTGCGTTTGGTAAGAGAAGTTTGTATCTGTTGCCGTTCCGTCGTATGTTGATGTTTGGCTGGTATATACATTGGCTGCATAGCTGCCGCTTAATGTTATGCCAACAAGGTTAGTTGCCGTAAAATCATTGTTATTGCCACTGGAATCAGCACCAATCTCATGCTCATTTTCAAAGTCGAAAAGGTGGAAACCATTTGTTCCATATGTTCCGGTAAAGGCTTTGGGACCCCATACAGTGCCACTAAACTTGCCGAATGATGAGGCATCTAGTTGCTGACCATCGATAAAATAAAAGTCAGCTATATATCCATCATAATGATAGTTAGTTGACGCAACCGAACCTAATCGGCCAATAGCGTGAAACGTGTTGTTGTTAAAGTTAGTGTCGAAATTTTGTGTAGGGTACTGTGGGTATCCTGGATAAAAATCTGTTACCTGTACTCCATTAACGTACACTTTTATTCGATCAGCCGCTACAACTTGAGTTGTGTCTATAGCAGCAACAATGTGATACCAAGCATTTGGATCACGATACACGGCAGCACTTTGCCATATCCAGGTCCAGTTTGAGCTACCAATCTCGGCAAGATGCAAATAATCGCTCGAAAAATTGAAATAAACTCCGTTGTATCCATTAGAATCTGGGTTTGACAAAAACGACTGGTAAGACTTGCTAAGATTGCCTCTTTTTACCCACAAAGACATAGTGTAAGTCTTGCGGTTACCACTAGACGAAAAAGTTTTACTCAAATAAGCGTCATCGTCGTCATTAAATCGTACACTTTTTTCTAAGGTAAATTCACTAATTTGACCGGCAGCACCTGCCAGTGCGTTATTAAATACTGCCATAGGTCAAGCAACATAGTTAGCAGTAAAGTTACAAGTAACAGTAGTGCTGTTTAGTACGATGTAATCGATTCGATCAATAGCAGCACTTGTACTGGTCAAGGTGATACCAGCAGCGCCACCAACAAATTTCATTGCAGTCGGGAAACTGCCACTATGAGTACCACCATAGACAATAAAAATAGAACCTGTTTGCCCTTCAGCCGCAGAAGCAAGGTTTGTAAGTGCAAAAGAAGTCCAGTTGCCAGTGGTAGTAAACCTAAAGTTGTTTCCTGCGTTAAGGTCAAAACTAGGTGTGGTACCTGTCACATCAACAATGTCACCACGTTGTGCAGCAGTGAAGGTTTGAGTAGTATCAGTCTTTGCAGTGTCAGCGTCGTATGCTTGCACATCAACACCAATCTGAAGATTTACATTTTGTTTAAATGTAGCCTCATTAGTAAAATTAAGACCATCTAAATATGTCAAACCAGCGTCAAGTGGTTGAAACGTTGTGTTAGCAACGCTTTGTGTGTAGTAACGACTGTCAGGATCGTCTGGAGAATAGCTGCTAAATGTCCAACCAGAACCACTCCAAGTGAGACGTACGGTTACATTACTAGCACCTACAAGACCAGCAGGCAATCCAGTAATTTGTGGTGAACCTGGGTATGTGCTATTGTACGATTCAATACTGGTAGAATTAAAGATTTCAACCTGGTCTTGTGCTGACAATCCACTGGTATTAAGTACTGCAAGGGCAGCAACTGTTGCGACAGTCTGTGCTGACACAACCTGGTTGACTGCAGTCAAAGCTGCAGAGGCATTAGCAGAAGCAGTGTTAGCAGTACTAATAGCTGTTAGTGAGTTAGCCAAAGCTGTTGGAGCTTGAGCACTCTGTGCTTTTGATTCCTGTGCAGAAAAGTTGTTCTGTGTGTAGTTATCGTTTAGGTCTTCTGCCTTGATAGCCGAACCGGGGAAAAATGTAGCCTTAAGTGTATCAACATCCGTATCACGATAAATACGGATGGCTACATTGTTTGCAGGGGCAGAAGCAAAGCTAAGGGTAGTAGCGTTGGCAAAAGTAAATGCAGTTGTAGCGACACCATCAAGCGTTGCTTTAACGTCGCTTTGTTCTAGATATTCAAATGTAAAGGTGTAGTTCGTTGTAGAACCATTACCTGTATAAGTGTTTTCAATTGTAGCCATAACGCTTTAAGTAAATTACTTAGAGAATTGTTCCATGTAATCAAGGAAACGTTGAGCTTCGTCTTGTTTCCCGTTGCTAAGTAGATCTGTACTAACTTCCTGGATATAACGTCTACGAGTCATGTCAGAGTGAGTCGGTGAAGCAGCAATTGCTAGATCCATTGCATACCTAAGTTCCTGGTCAATAGCAGAATGAATACCTTCAAACGTGCTTAGATCAGGATTTAGACCAGCATTAACAGCTTCCATATAACGTTTACGGAAACCTTCGACACCACCAGGTACACGCTTCATAACACGATCAATACCTTGTGCAAACAATTCATCACGTCCCATAATCTGAAGGATGTCAGAACGTTCTTCATTGGTTAGTTTGACCTTTCTATAGGTGTTTAGGGTAGGACGTGCATCGTACTCAATGTCAATCAAGAATTGCTTACGTGGACTAATCTTACCGTTGACCTTCCAAGGCATGTACGTATTCCAAACCCTAGACATAATGTTATCAGGGACGCCAACCTCACCACCATCAATGTAGTCATACTTAGCAGGAAGCTGACCTTTGGTAAATGGGTTGCGGTTACGCATCATGTCAAACAATTCCATCTCAATTTCTTTAAGACCTGGGTCCATCAGACGTGAGATTTCTGCAAGTTGACTAGAGCCTGGTACGGTAGCACTGGTAAGGAAACTAGAACTCCATTTGGTAAGAGCACCGGGGTTAAGACTAAGTATATCCATAAAAGGCTCAAGACCAGCTAAAGCTGTTTTGTCAGTAATAGCAGCACTAACAATAAAACCTAACTTACGGAGTTGCTCACCAATCTCATTAGATGCAAGGCTATCAAAGTTATCGATAACATCAGCGGTCAAAGACAACCAAGTTGTAATAGGACCAAGGTTATCGTAGCTCACCCATTGACCGCCGGGCAGTCGAATAGAACGAGGTTTCCAATCTTGATTTCTACGTGCAGCTTGCTTCTGTTTGTCATAAAGACCGTTACCAGTGATGGTATCGTTGAGTATCATGTAGGTAGCACCGCTAACCATCAAAGCACCCAAAGCCTTACGACCCTTAATATCAGCACGAATTTCTTCGTATTTAGCACGTACAGTGTTAGGAGTTATTTCGATACCACGGGCTGCTAGCAACTGCTCAACCTCTTCATAAGGCATGTTTTCAAATGGTTCTCTGAACGCATTCATGTCCTTAACAAACAACCCTACCGGATTGTAAGAACTTGCAAGTGCCAGTTCGTTTAGAGGTGTTTTGGTAAACAACAAGAACGGACGAAGAACAGGAGCACGCCTAATTACCTGCGACACCATATCAGTTGCTTTATTGTCAAGATTAAGTGCAATTTCACCAGCAGATTTAGTAACAGCTTCGTCTGTAATCAAACCGGTGTCATCAAACATCTTATTGTAAACTTTTTGTGACAACTCACCAGCCTTTTCTGCGTCAAACTCTAACAAACCGCCTTTGGTAATGTCGTCATATGCACGACCACGGGCTTCAGCAAAGCCAACCATTGATTGGGTAAAACCATCCAAAGCTTGCATAGAACGTTGTCCAAACCGAAGCCAGGGATGATTAGCAAGGTCTTGCATGTTGTTCACTATCTCAGCAAACACCTGCGGACCATAGTCACCTTGAGCAGCCTTAGCATCAGCAAATGAGTTAATAAGCTCAAGTTGCCTAGAAGGCATACCGTAGTCTTCACGTAGTGCAACTACTTCAGGATCCATGCCAGACCGCTTGAACACCTGCTTCATGTAAGCAAATGAACTTTGTAGTGCATCACCAAACGCACTGTATTGATACCAACCCCTACGTACAGTAGACATATCGCCGTTAAGCATACCGCCTACCATACCACGCAACGGTTTTTCAATGATTTGTGCACCAGCAGATAAACCTGCTTTGATTGGTGTGCTAAAAGCACTCAGTGTACCGTTGTACAAGTTTGAGTAGAAACCTTTAAGAACAACAGAAGGGATCTCAGGGTTAAGGTCGATAAACGCTTTCCTAAGAATACCAGTAGATTCTTTCAGATACCGGTTCATCTTAGTGATGGTAGCGACGTTACCGTCAGTCAGTTCATAAGCAAGCATCAAAGGCTTTAGCATTTCAGGTTGTTCAGCTGCGATCTCACGCAAGTTGTCAACTGTAAATTTAGCCTCCTCTTTGATCTTAGCTACAGCTGCAGCAGTTTCATCTTCTGCACCTTTAATAGCAGCTTGGATGCGGTTTGCTTCTGCAATAGTCATAGAGTCTGCATCAGACTTAGACAGCTTATTAAACAAACCAAACATACTCTTAAACCGTTTGTCGGAGTAAGCAGTGATGTTCTTCTGTACCGTCAGGAACTCAATACGATCAAGGATCTGTTCTTGTGCACGCTCGATAGCAGGTGTACCTTCAGTAAGGCGCATACCTTGTGCCATGTCGGAGATCTGTCCAGCAAAGGAAGTACCTACGTACGCTTGTGCACGCATGTAATCCATGTTGACAAAATCATCCATGTACTTATTCAACGCACCGACAACACCTTTGTAAGCTGTCTCAGACAGTACAGAAACATTAGTAGTTTGGTTGAGGCGTTGATATTGAGCAAGGTTATCACGCAGTTCATCTACGTTTTTCTCGTAGAACGTAGCAGCCAGACGTTCACCAGCATCTTTGATCTGTTCGCTGCCAATTTCCTTACCTGTTGCAGTACGGTAACCATATTCATCTGCTTCAGTCAGGACATCAGCAAGACCCTTCTGTACTGCCTGTTGGTTCTCAACACCCTCAAGGCTAAACTTAAGAGCACCTTCAGATACTGAGTTACCAATACGGCCATACACAGTATCAATGTCACCAGCAATACGTGCAGCATCGATAGAAGCACCGACAATGCCCAGGTCGTCTACAGAACGTGTACCGACCTCTTGATAACCATAGAGATCATGGTAACCAAAGATAGGGTTGTTAGGATCAGTTGCGTTAGTTGCATTGTAGCTACCAAGCTCATCCAAAGAATCAGAACGTTTTGCAGCAGATGCTTCAATAACATCTTCTACATCACCCTCTGCTACACGCATACGTTCCAAAGCAGCTGCAGCCTTTTCAGTTTTAGGAACTGGTGCACCCTGTTGCAGACCGCGTACATTGCGGAACAGCTTGTTAAGACCAAGCAGCATGTCAACACCGATACCAAGATAGGCGCCTTCCATTACGTTTTTAGCACGCTTAGTCTCAGGGCTGTCGCTATCAAGTGTAGCAAGGTCTTTAGGTACCCAGCCAAACCAGCGAGGCCACGTCTTACGAAGTGTACCTGCCAGGTTATCGTCCTTTTGGTTGATCTCTACTGTGTAATCCACAGCAGCACCAGCACCGGCAGTAAATGCCATGTTACCTATGTGCTTGGTAAGAGGATCGTTAAGGAACTTACCTAGTTTAGTAACCTTACCTACTTGACCAGCACGGGCTGCAAGAGCAGCAGACCCTGCTCCACCAAGAGCTACAGTAGGGATAACAATAGAAGAGATCTCTCGAACACTTTGGTTAACGTCGTTTTCAAATTTAGGAGCCTTAGGAATATCTACATTAGGAATGAGATTAAGGGCATCGATTACAAAGTCCGATACACCAGCGACAGCTGCAGTTTTAGAAGTTGGGGCTGTAAAAAAGCTCTCTGGCCGACCTAAGATCTGAGGTTCTTCTGTTTGTTGTTGTGGAGGTGCCTCTGCAGGAGCAGCCGTAGCTGCAGCCTGGGACACCTCAGGTTGTTCAACTTTCGGTTGAGTCAACTCTAGTTCACTTTGGATTCTTTGTTGCTCAGCTTCAAGCTCAGCTCTTTCCTCTAGACTTAACTCTGGGAGCGTACCCCCTGAAAGTTGTTCTTCATAATCATTCATTTATTAGAAACCAAGTTGAGGAATAAAG